CGAAAGATTTAAATAAATCTGATACTTTTTTAGAAGTTTTATGTAAACGAGATGAGCTTTCTAAAACTCTTGGATATACTTCGTATATATCGTATAAGGTAAGTCAACAATTGACTAAAGACGTCAATAGAATTAAAAATTTTTTACTTGATATAAATAATAAAAGTAATTTTTTTTATTACAAAGAACTTGAATTTATCCAAAAACTAAAAAAAAGATTATTCAACGATAATTCAAATGTAGTCAATTCATACGATATCCCTTTTTATATAAACACATGGCGTCATATGGCAGGATTAAACGATGAAGATTTGCGTCAATATTTTCCTTTAGATAATGTTTTGAACGAAATATTTCAAGTTGTTGAAGATCGCTTTTCTTTAAAATGTGTCAAAGTTGATGATACTATCGGATGGGCAAATGATTTGAAAATGTATGAGATAATGAAAGGACAAAAAATAATAGGATATTTATATTTAGATTTGCTCCCACGTCCTGGAAAAAAAATATTTACAACCACACATTCAATTGTACCAAATTGTAGGTTTCCTTATTCGTCTAAACAATATCAATTACCAATAGTATCAATAGTTGCATCATTCCCTCCATCTGAAAACGGTACATCATCTCTTTTATATCATTCGAATGTAATTTATCTTTTACGAGAAATTGGACATTCAATACATTTATTAATGGGAAAATCTAAATTTTCTATTTTGGCTGGACTAAATATCGAAAGTGATATTTCTAATGTATCAGGTAAAATATTCGAAAACTTTGCTTGGGACGAAAATATTCTTAAAAGAATATCGTGTCATTATATTAAAAAAACATCATTGTCAACATCTTCAATTAATAAACTCATTCAAACTAGATATATTGGAAAAGGTTTTTGGACAAAACAAATGGTATTATTTAGTTTATTTGAACATTTAGTACATACATCAAATGATTTTATCGATAAAGCCAAACATATATTGGAAATAGATGATATCGTTTTACGCAAAAAAAGAGCATCTCAATTTTTGATATTTACATATCGTGGATTACATGACCAAATATTTAATAGTTCGGGTTCAAAATTTGTTGTAAAATATAGTCCAAATATATTACCAACAGCAATTGCGTCGTTATGGGAAAATAGAGATAATTTGTTATACAGCTATTTATTGAGCGAGGTATATTCTCAAGATCTATATAATCATATATTTACTAACAAAGAAGAAACAAATAAATTTATAGAAATGTTTTTATGTAAAGGTGGAACAGAAGACGGATTAGTTATGATCAGAAATGTCCTTGGTCGATTACCGTCATTAAGATATTATTTTCCAAGAAAGAGTAAAAAGAGTAAAAAGAAAAAAAATAAATATCAAAACAAAAATATCAGAAAAGAAAAGAAAAATAAAATAACAATGGATGATACAGATGCTTATGTTACCGAAAACACAGAATCTTTGAAACGATATTCCCAAATATTTCAATCTGGTCAAAATTCAAGTTAAATGTCTAAATTTGATTTATTTATTAAACTAAATAATTAAATCAATAATTAATATTATGAAAAAAGGACATATTGTCAGTTATATAATTTATTTTATTACCAATTGATTTGCTGATAATAGACATATCTTTCTTTTTGTCATAACCCTCATTTGAAAATAATGTGTATAAAAATATTTCGAAATTGTTAACAAGAAACATTATATTGTTTATATCTACACCTATAGGCAATACAACACAGGATAGACCCATATTTTTGTAATATTTAAAATCCATATTTTCAACATCCCCATTATCAAATATCAATCCGACTTTAATTTCTTTAGTATATAATAATATTTGAAGCAATATATCAATATTAAAACTAGTTAATATGCATTGATTTGTCATTTTTCTAACAAATATTTCAAAGAGAATTGATGATGCACATTTTTTATAATCTCCGTCAACATATTTAATGTCAAAATCTATGAAAATATGTGGGCTGATCTTTAAACGATCCAATACTTGCTGTAATGTTGACGGTTTATAACCAAGTTCAACTACTAATTGTTCATATGTAAGATTATTAGTTTTTTTTTCGTTTACTATCATATCATGTAAACACACCAAACTTCCGTCTTTTAGCATTTGAATGTCAATTTCTATTCCTATGTGATCAATCTGATCATTGGAATATTTGTCTATTATATTATTAAAGGATTCGAGTTTGTTATCCCCTTTAAAATTTATAGTGTTGTCTCTTCCCCTGTGACTTATTATAATATTATCCATAATAACCTATTAGTTTAATTTTATTTTACTGGTGTAATAATATCAGGCAGAATAAATAAAATTTACATAGTTGCCAATAACATTGACAGAGTAGTATCTGAATCTTTATTTGTTTGTAAAAATATATTTTTTACTATTTTTTCATCAAACCCCATTTCAACAAAGTTTTGTATTGTTATCATTTCCTCTTCTGAGAATACTGGATCAAATTTATTTTTTTTATCGGTATCAGAACCATTTTCTTTTTCTTCAATTTTCTTTTTCCATTGTTGACTCACTAATAAAACTAAAAAACCTTTCTCGGGTAAATTTAGTTCTTTGAGTGTCATAGTATCAAACAAGTCTTTACCTGCAAAAACTAGTTTTTGTTTATCGGAAGGAATTTCATATATATCTGTCGTTTTATTTTTAATTTGCAAAATTGTATTATCTTCTTCTGCATCGATTTCGAACGATATACCCTGAAGTGTTTTTATGGTTAGTTTCATATTGTATAATTTGTATATTTGATATTAATAATTAAGAGAATAATAACATCAATTTTTCACAAATTATTGATTTTTATTTTGGTTGTTGTTATACATTGATATAGTAATATACTTAACAATCATGGAATCGTCGTTTATTAAAGTACCCTGGAATACATCTGATTTTATATTATCATCAATTAAAAAAAAATATTCACACGATATGGATTGTGAAATTGAATTAAAAGAAAAAGAAAAAATTGATGGTAAATTAAAATCATTACAAACAATTATAAAAAAAGATTTACAAAACGAAAAAATCCAAAAAGTTATATCAATTGGGTGTGATTTTCCTCTAACTGTATCTTTTGTTAATGCATACAAAGAATTAGAATCAGATAAAAATAATAAAATAAATGTTATATTTTTTGGAAATAAAACATACCTCGGATTATTGTCAACATTAAAATATTGTGATAGAGCATCTTCTTTTCTTTTGGAATCAAATAAAGAATCAACAAAATTTTCATCGAATAATATGTTTTATTTTGGAATTGACAATACTACAGACGAAGAAGATATTGTATTACAGGAATTGGCTATTGAATACTATCCATTAAAATCTATTAGTGAAAAAGATTTTAAAGAACAAATTTGTGAAGTTATAGAACCAATGAAAGATAGTTATTTGCATGTATGTTTTAATGTAGATATTTTCGATAGCGTACCAGCATATAAATTTGAAGATATATTTGGATTAATGGGGCCATATATTGATTCAATGGAGATTATAGGATTGCCAAAAATCGATAAATTAGATACCAAATCTAAAAAAGATAAAAAAGTAAATAGAGAGAGAAAAAAAATTAAATATACTCTTAAAAGTGTACAAAATTGTATATCTTGGGTATTAAATAAAAAACAAAAAAACATTAATATATTTTCAGAAGATAGTACATTTCTTATTTATAGACCACGAGAACAAACAAATAAAGAAACAGATATCGGTTGGTATATAATGAGAGGAATGACATTGGAACAACGTAATGAATTGTCTAAAAGGATAACCGATGACGAGATTATTAGTAAAGATATTGAAGGAACTGAATATTATATTACTAAAACGTCCGTAAATTATCAAAATTCTAATTTATATTACACAGCAAAAACCATATTTGACACAGTATTATTTCCTCAAGAAAAAGAATCAATGGTTTTTGAATTGATTAATGTTTAATTTATTTTTTTTAATTTATATTTACTTTTATTATAACCGCCTGCTAAAACAAGATCTGGTGGATGACCATTTGACCGTTCATAATTATCATATAATTGACCTCGTTTCATATAAACTTTGTTATTTTTTATGTGACTTTTGTTGCATTTGAAAATTCCGAAGGTGTAAAGAATATTCACTGTCATCATATTTAAACTGAAAATATCCTCCAGTTATATCACTATTTGTATTTAATTTATTTATGAAATCGTTTTTTGACATCGGAAATTCTTCCGTTAATAAATCCAAAAAAGATTTCTTTTTTCTTCTTAAATGAAATGGAAACCTATTGCCAACTATATCTATAGCATCTAAATATGAATTATCGTCCCACAATTCCTTTACAGCGACCATACGATCTAAATCGCGTCGTAATTGCAAAATGTCCGCATTAATATCGACAAGTTTGCTTTCTGCTCTTTTTTTTGTATTTTCTATATCCATTTTTTCATCTGCATATAATGCCAATCTCACTCTAGATGGGTTTTGACTAAATCCGGAATTACACGATAATACACTTTTAATGAATTTTTGATTATCAGTTGTTTTACTTATGTCAGGGCTTGCTTCGCTCATTTATATTATTTATTATATATTAAATTTAATATATAATAAAATCATTTTTACGAATATTCTTTTATTATTTTTTTGATAATGTACGATGTAGATATTTTTTCAGTGTATTTAGGTTCAATCAATATACCATCCCATTCAGATAAAACATTAATTACATCATTTCTTGTTTTAGTTTGTATACCTGTTTTCCAATCGTCACCATGTACAACATATTTCGGTTTATATTTTCTTAAATTATTTGTGTAACTAAGTGTAGTTTGGGCAACCACTTTATAAACTCCTATTATATTTTGAACTATGTATTTTCTATATTCATACGGAATAACTGGTTTTCGTTTATATGATTCAACGGCTTCATCTGTTAAAATTCCAACTATAACTTTTCCGTATTTTTTACCAACGTTAATTATATTCATATGACCATAATGAAATAAATCCGCAGTCATACCAATATATACCTCATCCATCTTATATTAATATTATATAACAAATATTCAAAAAATGTGTTGTATATATAATATGCTACGAGTTGGATATATTGGTTTAGGTAAAATGGGATTCCAAATTGCAAAAATATTTCTAAACACTTTGAAACAATTGTTTGGAATAGAACAACTCAAGTCGCAATAAATCATACACAATACGGGACAAATTATTATGAATCTCTTTGCGATATTGCAAAAAAAAGTTCAGTTATATTTACTTGTTTGCCAACAATTTATGAAGTTAAACAAGTAATTGATATAATGTATCCGCATTTAACGGAAAATCAAATAATAGTCGACAATAGCAGTTCGGATCCATTTGTTATAAAAGAATTATCTGATAAATTATTACGCAAAAATGTTTATCTATTTGATGGCCCAGTTAGTGGTGGTCCAACTAAAGCGAAAAACGGCACATTATCTTGTATGGTTGGAGGAGATGAAATAGTTTACGAAAAAATAGAAAATATATTAAAAACTTATTCTAAACCCCAATATGTCGGAGAAGTAGGTAACGGGTGTGCTATAAAAGCTATCAATAATATATTAAACGTTACGAATTTATTAGTTTTATCAGAGGGTTTGAGTGCCTTAAATAAATACGGAATTGATGCAAATGTTGCATTAAAAATAATTAATGAATCATCTGGAAGAAGTCTAATGTCGATCGAGAGATTCCCTGAACATATAATAAAAGGTAATTATAATTATGGGTTTGATCTAAAATTAATGAAAAAAGATGTCGATATTGCCAAAAATATTCTCAAAAATCCTATTACATTTGAACCAATTATTAATATATTACACAAAGATGTAGACATTTATGGAGACGGATCGGATTATACCGAAATAACAAAACGATTTTTTAATAAATAAAATAAATTTTGATTTATCTCTTTGTTTTTTTATAACATGATCCTGATTTCAAAAAAACTGAAAATGTTTCCCGTACAATATTTCCTTTTGCGTCAGAATAATAAATTTTTCGTATTTTATATCCAACTAGCGATGAAAGTTTTTTCGTACAAAAAAAACAAGGCTTGGACATTGTTAAACCTCCAGATTTGTTAATGCGAATAACTAACAAATCGACACAAATAGGTTTTTTCGTTTTATCACGTGGCTTTAACTTCTTTACAGCACCTACTTCAGCATGTGTTGTTCCGCAACTACCACTAAACGGAGGTCTATATGAATTACTACACCAAGTCATAGACGCCTTTTTCATAATACCCTTTCTTCCTAGTAAGGAAAGCGGCTACATGTAAATAACGTTCCTGTGAATCAACATATGATAATCTCTTCTCAATTAAATCTTCGCAAATATCGTGTAATGACATAATTTATAATAATACTACTGCTTTGAAAATCCTAGACAAAAATAGACAAACGTTATATACTTGCTTTTTTTTGAAATCATTTAAAGATAAAATAAGTATATCAA